GAACGGAACGGACATCGTGACTGCCGTCCTGGCCCTGAACGGAGTCCCTTTGGTTTGCCGGGAGTACATGGGATTCCAGGGCAACATTATGTTCGTGGATACCCAGGGGACAAGCGATCCGACATACGCCGGCCTCAACACGCAGTACGAGCTGATTTACTATGTCTAGCTTCACAAACAAAAAGCAGCTCAAGTTCGTCATCTCGCTTGGCGTCGGCACGTTCGGGTCGAGTTCCGACAACGTGATTACGCTCCACGGGTTCCGGGCGGTTGTGGATATCGACCGTGCCGGCGGTGCCATGATGGCGACCATGCAGGCCCGGATTTACGGCGTCTCGATTTCCCACATGAACAGCATTACCACGCTGCTGTACCAGCCCAGAAATGAATACTACCAGCCGAATACGATCAAGGTCTACGCGGTAGACGGGGCTTCTGAGTCAATGGTTTTCACTGGAAACATCATCCAGGCCTGGGGAGAGTTCCGGGGGATGCCGGACGTGTACCTGCATATTCAATCGCAGGCCATGTATTTTGATAAATTGAAGGCTGTTCCGCCCCGGAGTTTCCAGGGACAAATCGACATTGCAACCGCTATATCTCAAATTGCCAATGATCTTGGACTTAATTTTGAAAACAACGGAGTTTCTGTTCAGGCTGAAAACATCTACATTGCCAATACCGCGATAGAGCAGGTTCAAGAACTCGCCAGAATGGCCGGATGTGAACTTTATATCGACAACACCACCTTAGCGATTACCCCCAAGGGAAAGCCGCGCAGCTCTCAGACTGTCCCGATTATTTCAAAAGATACCGGACTTGTCGGATACCCCACTTTTGACGGAAACGGAATCATTTTCAAGATGCTTTTCGACCCCGGCGTGAAATGGGGTGCGAATATCCAAATGCAAAGCGATTTAACCCCGGCGAATGGAACATGGAAAGTTTTGTCTATGTCGTATCGGCTGGAAAGCGAATGCCCTGGGGGCGAGTGGTTTGCAATCGTGAGGTGTTCAAATTTTGCCCTCTAATCCAAGCAACGGCGTAGCCTCAGGCGGCATGACTCCCCAGATCAATTATGGGGACTACAACGCCATTTCCTTCGCCATTCAGCAGGCGCTTGGAAAAATGCAGACGGCCACGCTGGTCAAGATAGTTTCCTGCACCAATGACGGAGACCTTTCCCCGGTTGGCATGGTGGACGTTCTACCATTGGTGAACCAACTCGACGCGAACGGACAGCCCACGCCCCATATCACCGTCCACAAACTTCCTTATATGCGAGTCCAGGGCGGATCAAACGCCGTCATCATGGACCCGCAGCCGGGAGACATCGGCCTGGCCGTATTCGCCTCCCGAGACATTTCAAAGGTCAAGAACACCAAGGACCAGGCCAACCCAGGAAGCTGGCGGCAGTACAGTTTTTCTGACGGAATCTACATGGGCGGTATGCTAAACGGAACTCCAACCCAATTTATTCAATATCTTCCGTCCGGGATTAATATAACTTCTCAAGTTGGCTCTATAGGTGTTAATATTACTGCACTTGTTGGGAATGTAAGACTGCAAGCCGGAACCACCACAACCCTGACTTTATTAAAAGATTCAGATATTGTTTTGACAGATGGCGAAAGAACTATGATCCTTGGTACGGACGGGACTTCATCAATTACTGACGGTGAAAGCACAATATCTCTGAATGGAAACAAAACTATTGCGGTAATTGCCCCCATTTCTGTGGTCGTAAACAGTCCTTTGACTACATTTTCCGGAAACGTAATAGTGGACGGGACTATCAATGGAATATAGTACAATGCTTCTCGACGTTCCAGCATGGGACTTAACGACGGACGCCTTTGGCAACATCGCCACGACCACGCCACCCTATGCGCTTGAGCAAGACGTGGCCAGCGCGGTCCGTCTCTTCCTCGGGGAACTCTGGTGGGACACGACGCAGGGAGTCCCATACTTCCAAGACGTGCTCGGCCACCTGCCGCCCGCCGCTCTTTTGAACGGCTACATCGCTCAGGCGGCCTTGACGGTCTCGGGCGTTGTCCAGGCGCAAAGCACAATTACCGAGTTCAGCGGGCGCACCGTTCGGGGCCAGATCAACTTTATAGACGAAAACGGGAGTCAGCATAATGTGTCCTTCTAGCGTTCCCGAGCTTTCATGGACCCCCGCAGGTCTTGTTCTCCCCCTGGAGACGGACATCCTGGCAGGCGTCCAGGCCGACATCAATGCAGCTTTCGGCGGCGTTCTCAACCCTGGCCTATCAACTCCGCAGGGTCAGCTTGCCTCAAGTGAAGCGGCGATCATCGCGGACAAAAACAGCCAGATAGCGTACATCACGAACCAAGTAGACCCGCAATACGCCCAGGATCGCTTTCAAGATGCTATCGGACGCATCTACTTCCTGACGCGCAACCCGGCCACCGCAACCGCCGTGCAATGCGTCCTGACCGGCCTTGTGGGCGCTGTTATCCCGGCCGGAACATTCGCGCAGGATACCAACGGAAACACCTACGCCGCAACGCAGACCATCACCATCGGCGCGGCCGGGACGGTCGTGGGTGAGTTCCAGAACATCGTCACCGGGCCTATTCCTTGCCCGGCGGGGACACTGACGCAGGTTTACCAGGCTATCCCCGGATGGGACAAAATCAACAACTTATCGGCGGGAGTGATAGGGCAGAACGTCGAATCCCGGTCAGACTTTGAACTGCGCCGGTCGAACTCCGTTGCGGCCAACGCCCACGGAAGCGTCCAGGCGGTCTACGGGGCAGTTTTCAGTGTTACCGGAGTGCTCGACGCCTATGTGCTGGATAACCCGTCCAGCGTCCCTTTGATCGTCGGTCCAACCAATTACACGTTGCTTCCCCATTCCCTGTACGTGGCCGCAGTCGGCGGTATCGCGGCGGATATCGCAAACGCCATCTGGACGAAAAAAGATATCGGATGCGACACAAACGGAAACACCACAGTCGTGGTTGTTGACCCTTCCGGGTATAGCAACCCAAAGCCGTCGTATAACGTCAAATTTGAAGTCCCTACCCCGTTGCCGATTTTATTCGCGGTCAATATCGCCAATAGCCCGTTACTGCCCGCGAATATCGCATCTCTGGTCCAGGCCCAAATCATCGCGCAATTCAATGGGACCAATGGCAACTTGCGCGAGCGCATCGGCGGCGAGATTTTCGTATCTCGGTATTACGGGCCGGTTTCTTCGGCTGACCCCAATGTGTCGGTTGTCTCAATTCAAATCGGGACTTCAACCGCCAACCTCAATACATTGCAAGTTGGGATAGACCAGGTTCCCATTGTCAATACGTCAAATATCGCGGTCACTTTGGTTTAGGCAGGTAAACCATGAAAGACGTACTACAAACGGTCATAAGCCAATACGGCAATAGCCCGAGGCTCTTGCAACTTATCAACGACCTGAATCAATACATTGATCCAAGCGTTGACATCGACAACTTTTACAATACCGTTTGGAATATTGAGACGGCGCAGGGTTTTGGGCTGGATATCTGGGGGCGGATTTTAGGGGTCAGTCGTAATTTACAAGTTCCAGACAACCCAGATTATTTCGGTTTTTCGCAAGCTTCCCCGGGGTGTTTTCCTTTTAATCAGAAGTCATTTTACGAAGGAACGCCCCCACTAACAAAGACATATCAAATGTCTGATGATTATTTTAGGAAGCTACTATTGGCAAAAGCGTTATCGAATATAACTGCAACCAATGCTCTGGCGATAAACATGATAATACAATATATATTCGCTGGACGTGGTGTTGCTTATTGCAGCGACATTGGCAACATGATGATGCGTTATACCTTTGAATACCAATTGCAACCATTTGAAATAGCGATAACCAGGCAGACTAAGATTTTCCCTGTCCCTTGTGGTGTTAGGGGTTTTGTTTTTAATAGTAAATTACCACTGTTTGGATTTTCCCAGGCGGGAATACGTTCAGCAACTACATTCGGGTTTGGTGTTTTTTTACCAATAGGAGCAGATTATGCGATCAACTGATGAGCCGACTAAAATGGTTTTGCCGTTCGCGGCAGACACCGCGTTGAAAAACACCATTCCCGTTGCTTCTCAAATCGGGATCACCCCAGGTGCGGCCTCATATACGGACGGATTTCCGCCCTTGAATTTTTTGGACCCTATCCTTGCCGGTGGCAAACCGCCTGACGGCAAGGATATGAACGGAATCTTGAACGCGGCTACGGCCTTGGGCGTCTGGTTCTCCTTTGGGGCCGGGTTTGCTTACGATCAGGCCCAAGCCTCAAATGCGCTCATTCCTGGCTACCCGGCGGGCGCTCGCGTCATGCGAACCGACAAGACCGGATACTGGATCAATACCATCGACAACAATTTGACCGATCCCGAGTCCATTACCCCGGGCGCAGCGGCGGCGGCCGGCTGGGTCCCCGACACCACCAACGGGGTGGCCTCAGTTGCGATGTCCAGCACCAACGTGACGCTGACCCCGGTGCAGTATGGCAAGCCGATGATCGCCCTCACGGGAACCCTTACGGCCAGCCTAAACTTGGTTTTTCCGAACATTGCGGGCTCATGGATCGTGACGAACAACTGCACCGGGGCGTACACGGTGACGTGCAAAACCGCATCCGGGACCGGCGTGGCCTTGAACGCCGGCCAGACCCTTACCGTTTTCGGAGACGACACCAATATTTATCCTGTCGGGTACTCCCCGAGCATCGCCCAAGCGCCCTACACAGTGCCGGAGTCCGATGCCAACGGTACAGTGTCCAACTACATGAAGGGCGGGACGCTGTACGGCTACGGGAAGAATGTTTTTTCTCTCGGGACGTTGACCGCCAGCAACGCCGCGATCAGCTTGTCGAATGCGACCGTTTTTACTGCGGGTCTCTCGTCTGGCTTAGTCCCGGGCAAAATCAACTGGACATTTCTCAATCCGCGTCCATTGGGGTTGATGACGGAGTTTGAAATTCATCTGACCAACGGAGGCCTTTGTTCCCAGAATTTTTTGAACTCGATGATGTGGCCCGCCGGTAATGCTCCATCCTGGTCCAGCAGCGGCCTCGATATTGTC